AAAGAAGTTTCAGGTGAAGCACCATCAATTAAAAAAGCAGGCGGTGGTATAGCAAGCATGTTAGGAGAATAACGTGGAGAAAGATATTATAACTAGGATAGCAAAGTTAGTAGATCTTTATGATAATGTTAACACTCCAGATCTAGATCAAACACCAGATTCAATTCTTAGACCCGGTGAGACGTTAGAAGACTTTGATGTAAGATTTAGAAGACCTAACGCTAGAGGTGGGAGAGTTAATTTTAAAAATGGTTTAGGTCCTAGAAATAAAATTAATCAACTAGGGGTAGGTGATGAAATTCTTAAAATGTATAAAGAAGGAGCAGGAACAGTAGAAATAGCTAAAAAATATAACCTTGGTAAGGACACAATAAATAGATTTATTAAACAAACTAATCCAAAATTATTAAGAGATTCACCTCCTAAATTAAACCAATACAATTTTGATTATAATATTATTGATCAAATTAAAGAAGATGCAAAAACAATGTCTCGTAAAGAGGTTTTAAAAAAATATGAAGGTAAAATTAGTAAAAAAAAATTAGATAGTTTAAAATTAAATTTTGGTAAAATTGAAGAGTCTGGTAGAAAACGAATTCCTCCAGGAGAACGAAGCCCTAAACAAGTTAAAAGAGTAAATAGAATAAAAAATGTTCAAGGTTTTGATGTATCAGGAACGTTTCAAAAAAATTTTCATCATATATTTCCCATAGGTGGTTTAGCTGATTTTAGTGCACAAGATGTAATGATACTTGATAAAAAATTTAATGAAATATTAGGTGGATTTAATTTACAATTAAATGATATTGCAGATGAAATAGGTAGTATGGATTTATCAGATCCAAATGCATTACAAAAATTAAATGATTTAAATGCTAAATCAAAAGATTTAGTTAATAAAGCAAAAACAAAATTACCTACCAATTTAAAAAATGCTATTGGTTATATAGAATATCAACCAGTGTTTGACGAAAATGGAACTATATTTGAACTATCACAAGTAAGAAAAGGTGTAGATAAAAATGTAAGTAATTTAACTAAATTTGGCACCAAAAAATTTAAAGATTATTCTGCTCAAGAAAAAATTAATTTTAAAAAAGAAGTAAAAAATTTAGCAAATGTTGCAGAAAAAAAAGGTTTTATGTTAAATGCTAAAACAATTCCAGTTATTACAGATATACTTAAAATGGCTGAATCAATACCTGGTGATATTGCTAAAAAAAGTTATTTTAAAGCAGCAGGTAAAGCTGCTGGTTTAGCTTTTACACCTGTAATGTTATACGATACTTACAAAGCACTTGAACAAGGTAAACCGTTAGTAGAAGCTTTAGAGCGAGGTTTTGTAGGGACTAATATTATTGGTGGAACAAAAGATATTTTAGCTCTTAAGCCTGAGGAAAGAATGGCTAGAAGTGTTGTTAAACAAGATGCATTAAAAGATTTAAATTTAGAAATGCCGATGGGATTTGGTTTTATAGAGGGCCCAACACCAAAAACAGACATGACTTTACAAGAGGCCCAACAAAAAATGGAACAGGGTATTCAAAGAGTGCAATCTGAAAGAGCTCAAAAAGAATCTGATGTGGCTGCAAATAGAGCTAATTTTTTTGGCAACATAAGAGATAGAGCTTTTGGTATTGGACCAGGCTATCAATTAGAGTTAGCAGGCGGTGGTATTGCTAAACTAGCCGGCATAAATTCAGGACCACCACCAGAATCAGGACCCATGTCTCAAGGGTTGCAAGGTTTAATGAAACGTGGTATTAAAACATAGGAGTATAAATGGCAGATATAGATAAAGGACTCCCGAACACTAGAACTAAAATTGATATCCCTTCAGAAGAAGAGATATCAGAAGAAGTTGCTGTTCAGGAACCAGAAGAATTAAAAGGACCTGTAGAGGTTATTCCTGAAGAAGACGGCGGTGCAACATTAGACTTTGAACCGGGATCAATAAATATACCAGGCACAGAATCACATTTTGATAATTTAGCAGATATTTTACCAGACGATGTTTTAGAACCTGTAGGTAATGACATGGTTCAAAATTATATGGATTATAAATCATCTAGAAAAGATTGGGAGGAGTCATACAAAACAGGTTTAGATCTTTTAGGATTTAAATATGAAAACAGAACAGAACCATTTCAAGGAGCTTCAGGTGCAACACACCCAGTATTAGCAGAAGCAGTCACACAGTTTCAAGCACAAGCATACAAAGAATTATTACCAGCTGACGGACCAGTAAGAACACAAATTATTGGTATTAAAAATCCAGCAACAGAACAACAAGCAAACCGTGTAAAAGATTACATGAACTATTTAATTATGGATCAAATGAAAGAGTACGAAGCAGAGTTTGATTCTATGTTATTTCATTTACCACTTGCAGGATCTACATTTAAAAAAGTTTATTACGATGTGCCACTTGGAAGAGTGGTATCTAAATTTGTACCAGCGGATGAATTAGTTGTGCCATATACGGCAACAAGTTTAAATGATGCGGAGTCTGTTATTCATGTAGTAAAAATTTCAGAAAATGAATTAAGAAAACAACAAGTTTCAGGTTTTTATAGAGACATAGAATTAGCACCACCAGGTAATGTTGAACAAAATTCTGTAGAGAAAAAAGAAAGAGAAT